GTCGCGCCGCCGGGGCTCTCCAACGTCACGGGGCAGATCCTCGGCGTCGGCCACGGATCGACGACCACCTTTCCGCTGGCGCGCTCGTTCGGGACTTACGCCGAGCCGGCAGCGGGAACGTCGGGCGTCTCGGCGGCCTACGAGAACGGCGTCGCGCTTTCGGGCTCGCTCTGGTCCGTGACCTCAGGCTACGCGCCGCAAATCGTCTTCGCCACGGCCCCCGCCGCCGGCGTCGTCGTTTCGGCCGACTTCGGCGTCCTGTGGCTCTGCCGCTTCGCCGACGACGCGCTCGATTTCGAGGAGTTCATGGCGATGCTGTTCACGCTCGGCGTGGTGAAGCTGACGACGGTCACGCCATGAAGATCGAGGCAATGGGCAGTCGGCAGCAGGCAGTAGGCAGCAGGCCGCGCCTACCTACCGCCGACCGCCTTTCTGGAGCCGCCCAATGACGACGCCGCCATTCTTCCCGACGCTGCCCGGCCAAGGCTGGAGCGTCCATAAGCAGCCGACTTTCGCCACGATCGTCGCCGGCCACGTCTCGGGCCGCGAGGTCCGCGACGCGCTTTATCAGAACCCGATCTGGCGGTTCGAGCTGACCTTTGACGGAATGGATTCGACGTCGTCGAGCTATCCCGGCCTCGGCGCGCAGTCGCTGCAAAGCCTGATGGGGCTATTCTTGGCGTGCCAGGGGCAGTTCGGAACTTTTCTCTATGAGGACCCGACCGACAACGCCGCAGCCGCGCAGATTCTCGCCACCGGCGACGGGTCGACGACGAGCTTCACTTTCGCTCGCGCGCTCGGCGGCTTCCTCGAGCCGGTCGGCTGGGTGACGAGCGTTTCGCAGGTCACCGTCGGCGGCGTCGCGCAGAGTTCGGGCTGGTCGTTCAGCGCGCCGAACGGCCTCGTCTTCGCCACGGCGCCGGCGAGCGGCGCGGCGATCGGCGCGTCGTTCGCCTACGTCTTCCAATGCCGCTTCGACGACGACGACGCGGATTTCGAGCAGTTCATGGAAAATCTCTGGCGGCTCGAAAGCGTGAAATTTCGATCGGTGCGGACGAGCTGAGGGCAGTAGGCAGTAGGCAATAAGCAGTAGGGCGCACTGCCTACTGCCTACTGCCTACTGCCTATTGCCCCAAGGAGCGCAGATGAAAACCGCCTCGACCGCGCTCATCGCCTTCCTCAACGCCGCGCGCGCCAGCCCCGACGCGCCGATCGCCTTCGCCGACTGCTTCACCTTCACGCTGTCGACGGGGGCGATCCTCACTTACACCAACGTCGACAGCGAAGTCGTCTACAACGGCTTCACCTTTCTCGCCGACGGCCCGCTGGTGCAGGGGCTCAAATACAAGGCCTCGGTCGGGCTCGACGTCGACAAGCAGCAGATCGCCATCGCCGCGCGGCCGACCGATCTCGTCAACGGCTCGCCGTTTCTCGAGGCCTTGCGCGACGGCGCCTTCGACGGCGCGATCGTGCAGCGCGACCGCGTCTTCATGACGGCGCTCGGGACGGCGCCGATCGGCGGCGTGACATTGTTCCATGGCCGGGTGTCGACGATCGACGAGGTCGGACGCACCAGCGCGACGATCACGGTCGCCTCCGACCTCGTCGTGCTCGACTACGACATGCCGAGGAATCTCTTTTCGGCGACCTGCCTGCATACGCTCTACGATTCCGGCTGCGGCCTGATCGCGGCGACCTACGCGACGAGCGGAGCCGTAGGCGCCGGATCGACGGCGAGCCTGATCAATTTTTCCGGCGCGTTGGCGAGCCACGCGCAGGGCAAGATTCTGTTCGGCTCCGGCGTCAACGCCAACGTCAGCGCGACAGTCAAGAGCGTCGCAGCCGGCGTTTCGCTCACCCTGATGTATCCGCTGCCCTCGCCGCCGGCGACGGGCGACGGCTTCACCGTCTACGCCGGCTGCGACCACACGCGCGCGACCTGCAACGCGCGTTTCGCCAACCTCGCCGCCTTCCGCGGCTTCCCCTTCGTGCCGCCGCCGCAGATCGCCTATTGAGAACAGACGACAGAGGACGGATAACAGAGGACGGATAACAGAGGACCGAAAACAATGACGGCGAATCCGTCCTCCGTTCTCCGTCGTCCGTCCTCCGAAACCCGCACCGCCATCGTCACCGAGGCGCGCTCCTGGATCGGCACGCCCTATCACCACATGGCCGACGTCAAGGGCGTCGGGTGCGATTGCGCGATGCTGCTGGTGCGCGTCTATGTCGACCTCAAACTCGTCGAGCCGTTCGATCCTCGGCCCTACACGCGCGATTGGCATCTGCACCGCAGCGAGGAGCGCTATTTGAGCTTCCTGCTGGCCCGCGCGCGCGAAGTCGCCGCGCCGCTGCCCGGCGACGTCGTCCTGTTCAGGTACGGCCGCTGCTTCTCCCACGGCGGCGTCGTCACGCTCGCCCGTCCGCTTACGATCGTTCACGCTTTCTTCCCCGCGCACGTCGTCCTCGAGGAAGAGATCAGCCACAACGCCGAGGTCGCGGCGCGGCTCGGGCAGGCGAAATTCGCGTCGTACTTCGGGAGAGAAGAGGGCAGTAGGCAATAGACGGCTGTCCTCCACTGCCTACTGCCTACTGCCCTCTCTCGGAGCGCCCCATGAGCTGGTTTCGCCAGAAGAGCGGCCAAAAGCCGGATTACACCGGCCTGCAATTGCAAACGTCGGTCAGCACTTTGCCGGTCCCGATCATCTGGGGCCGGACCAAGGCGGCGGCCAATGTGATCTGGTACGCCAATTTCCAGACCCACAACGCCAAAGGCGGCGGCAAAGGCGGCTTTTTCAGCCAGCCGTCGAGCGGCTACACCTACACCGCCGACCTGATCATGGCGCTCAGCGAAGGCCCGATCTCCGGCATCGGGATCATCTGGCGCGACCAGTCGACCTACACCATGGCCGGGCTCGGCCTCAGTTTCTTCAATGGTTCGACGCCGCAGTCGGCGTGGGGCTATCTCGCGGCCAACTATTCGGTCGAGGCGCTCGCCTATCAGGGCACCTCCTACGTCTGCGCCGCGAGCTACGCGCTCGGCGACGAGGCCGACATCGGCAACCACAACTTCGAGATCATCGGCGTTCTCGCGGGGTCCGGCGTCAACGGCGTCGACGCCGACCCGGCCGAGGTCATCGCCGACTTCCTGACCAATCCGCAGTACGGGGCGGGCTTCTCGGCCGCCAGCATCGACGCGGCGACGCTCTACGGCTCGGGCGGCGACGCGAGCTTGCAGACCTATTGCAAGGCGATGGGCATCGCCTTCAGCCCCGCGCTCGTCGATCAGGAGCAGGGATCGAGCATTCTCCAGCGCTGGCTGCAACTTCTCAATTGCGCCGCCGTTTGGAGCGGCGGGATGCTCAAGTTCATCCCCTACGGCGACGAAGAGATCGCCGCCGGCAATGTCACGAGGACGGTCCAATATGCGATCCCGACGCCGGTGCAGCCGAGTTCTGGTCCGGCGACCACTCCTTCGATCGCGGTTTCGACGGCCGCGGCGTTCGTTTCCGACGGCGGCGTCGCCTACGCCCTGACCGGCGCGGCGCTGACCTATGTCGGCGCCTCGCAGCCCAGCGCCGCTGGGACCTATGGGATATCGCCCGCCGGAACCTATCTCTTCGCCGCCGGCGACGAGGGCCAGCTCGTCGACATCGCGTTCACCTACGCGATCCCGGTCAGTTATGTCCCCGATCTGACGCCGGTCTACAACCTGACCGACCTCGATTTCGTCGACGAGAAGGGAAACAAGGACCCAGTCCAGGCCAGCCGCGTCGATCCGTTCTCGCTGCCGACGATCCAGCGCGTCGAATGTCTGTCGCGCACTAACGCCTACGGCGCGACGCCGGTCGAGGCGCGCGACCAGAGCCAGATCGAGCTTTACGGCGCGCGCGTCGGCTCGACCATCCAGGCGCACGAGATCTGCGACGAGATCGTCATCGGTCCGGTGGTCGCGCAGACCATCCTGCAGCGCCAGCTCTATGTGCGCGCGCATTTCGCCTTCAAGCTGTCCTGGGAATACGGCCTTCTCGATCCGATGGACGTCGTGACGATCACCGACGCCAATCTCGGGCTCACCGACTATCTCGTGCGCATCGTCTCGATCGAGGAGGACGACAAGGGCCTGCTCGCCATCACCGCGGAGGAGTTGGTCGTCGGCGTCTCCACGCCCGCGCTCTACGCCAATTCGGGGCCGCTCGGGTTCCAGCCCAATCAGGGCGTCGCCGCCGCTTCGATCAATACGCCGCTGATCTACGAGCCGCCGCCCGAGCTGACCGGCGGCGTCGCGCAGATTTGGATCGGCGCGTCGGGCGGCGCGGGCGCCGTCTCCGATGCGAATTGGGGCTACGCGTCCGTCTACGTTTCGATCGATGACGTCACGTATTCGCAAATCGCCACGATCACGACGCCGCTCCGCCAGGGCTATCTCACCGCCGCGCTCGCGTCAGCAAGCGGCTGGGATGCGACGGACACGCTCTCGGTCAACCTCGCCGAAAGCGGCGGAACGCTGAGCGGGACTTCCGCCGCCGCGGCGCAGCAGGGCGCGACGCTGTCGCTCTGCGACTCGGAGCTTCTCGCCTACGAGAGCGCGACTCTGACGGGAACGAACGCCTACATCCTGACGGGATTGCAGCGCGGGCTCGACGGTTCGCCGCCGGCCGCGCATTCCTCGGGGGCGCCGTTCGCCAGGCTCGATTCGGCGGTGGTCAAGTACGACCTGCCCGAGTCCTACGTCGGCGTGACGCTCTATTTCAAATTCCAGAGCCTCAACGCCTTCGGCGCCGGCGCCGAGGACCTCGCCGACTGCGCTGCCTATGCCTACACGCCCAAGGGATCGGGCGCGCTCGGCCCGGTCGCCCAGGCGCTCGCGGTCGGAACGAGCCTCGACTACCTCCTCGCCAGCCAGGCCGTCTCCGAGACCGACGATTTCGGCTTCGCCAGCGACCCCTACGCGACGCCGATCGATCTCGGCACGACGACAAGTTGAAGAGAGGCAGTAGGCAATAGGCAGTAGGCAGTAAAGACCGGCGGCCCTTACTGCCTACTGCCTATTGCCTATTGCCTACTGCCTAACTTCGGAGCCTCCATGTCCGTCCAAGTCAAGCGCCGCCGCGACACCGCGGCCAACCTCGCCGCCTTCACCGGCCTGCAGGCGGAGCTTCTCGTCGACACGACCAACAACCGCGTGCAGGTGCACGACGGCGTGACCGCCGGCGGCTGGCCGGCGGCGAAGCTCGCCGAGGTGCTGACCAACGAGCGCACCGCCGTCGCCGACGCGGCCTACTCGGCTCTGGCGACGGACCGCAGCATCGCCTACACGGCGCTGACCGCGGCGCGCGTCGTGACGTTGCCGGCGTCGAGCGCCTACCCGACCGGCACGCGCCTCGTCGTGTTCGACGAGTCGGGCGCTTGCTCGTCGACGAAGACGATCACGCTCGCGGCCGCGGGCAGCGACACGATCGACGGCGCCGCGAGCGCGGTCGTCTCTTCCGCTTACGGCTACCTCGCGCTGCAGAGCAACGGCGCCGGCAAATGGACGATCGTCGACCAGGCGATGAGCAACCTCGGCCCGGTCGGCGTCGGCACGCCCGCCGACCCGAACAACCCGCTCTCGGTCTATGGCCCCAGCGCGCTGTTCAACGGGACGAACTTCAACGTCACCGTCAACAAGGCGGCGGCGGCCGACACCGCGTCCTTCATCTTCGAAGATGGGTTCTCCGGCCGCGCCCAGATCGGCCTCAACGGCAGCGACAACTTCAGCTTCAAGGTGTCGCCGAACGGCTCGGCTTGGACCACCGCCATCGCGCTCGACGCGACGACGGGAGCGGCGACCTTCGCCAACACGCGCACCGCGGTTTCGGACGCCGCCTACGCGGCGCTCGCCACCGACCGCCTGATCGCCTACACGGCGCTCACCGCCGCGCGCATCGTGACGCTCCCCGCCGCGAGCGCCTATCCGCCGGGAAGGCCGCTGACGATAGTCGACGAATCGGGATCGTGCTCGGCGACGAACGCCATCACCCTCGACGCCGCCGGCTCGGACACGATCGACGGCGCAGCGAGCTACGCGCTGACGAGCCCTTACAACTCGATCGCGCTGGAGAGCAACGGCTCCAACGCCTGGACGGTCATCGCGGCCCCGAGGGCGCTGTCGGTGCAGAATTCCGGCAGCGTGAACAACAGCGGGTCGGGCTCGGGGGCTTTTGTCGTTCACACGCCGAATTTCACTTTGCCGGCCAATTTCCTGGCCAACGGCAAAGCGATCAGAATCACAGCGGCGTTTCATCTGACGACGGGAAGCGCCCCGCCGGGCTTCGGCGTTCAGTTGCGGGCGGGGTCGACGGTTCTCGCCTGGGCCGACGAGCCCATGAACGCCACCCTGACCGCGAACATGGCCAATGTTCAGCTTTCCTATCAATTCGTTTTGCAAGCCATCCAGGCGCCGGGAAGCGCCGCCAATTGCGAATGCACGATGACGACCAACAGCAACGCCGGCACGACCTCCACCGTGAGCGACGTGGCGATGCCGGCGGCCCTGGCCACCAACGCGCCCATCACGTTGCAAGTGGCGACCGAGTGGGCGTCGGCCGGAACGGGAACGAACACGCTCACGCTCAGTCAATTCATCGTCGAGAACATCAACTGACGGGGGAAGCGGGCAGAGGGGCAGCAGGCAGAAGGCAGTAGGCAGGGAGTCCCTACTGCCTACCGCCTACCGCCCACTGCCCACTGCCCACTGCCTATCGCCTCCCGCGAAAGGAACGCCCATGTCCCGCCTCCGCCTCGCCATCGTCGCGGCGCTCGCATTCGCCCTTATCGCGCCCGCCGCGCGCGCCGAGGACGCCATTCGCTGGCCCTGCGGCTCGATGGAGGAGGCCAAGCAAATCGCGCGCGCGCTGGGAGGGGCCGACTTCGTCGCGCTGACGGGCGACCAATGGCAGTTCCTGCGCGGAATCTTCGTCATGGCGCCGGACACGCCCGAGTCGTTGCCGCCGGGCGATCGAGCTGCGATGTCTCTGCTTCCCGACGGCTCAGGATCGGTTATATTCGTCGACGGCGACCGGGCCTGCGCGCCGATTAGGTTGGGCAGAGAGGCGATCGAGACCCTGATGATGGTCGGGCGCGGCGACATCGTTCACGCGGGGCAGGGGCTATGAGGAAGAGGGCAGTAGGCAGTAGGCAGCGGGCAACCGGCCGCGCGTCGCTTGCGCAGGCCGCGGCCGCGATTGGCTATTGCCTATTTGCCTACTGCCTATTGCCTACTGCCTTTTGCGCCCACGCCCAGGACGCCGCGCAGTGCGCGACGGTCGCCGAGGCCGAGCAGATCGCGATGGTCTTCGGCGGCCATGGCTTCGTCACGCTGACGCCTGCGCAGGCGGTCGTCGCGCGCTCCATGTTCGCCATCGCCACGCTCGAATCCGCGCCCGGCGACGAGGTCGCGATGTCGCTTCATTCGGACGGATCGGCCTACGTCTATTTTCTCGATCGCAGCCGCGATAGGGCTTGCTCGCCGATTCGGCTGCTCAAGGACGACGTCGCCGCGGTGATTTCGGCAATAACCGAGCAGCGAGCAGAAAATAGGACAGTAGGCAGTAGGCGGTAGGCGATGGGCGGCAGGCAGAGTCCCGCGCCGCCGACGCCGACGAAGCGAAGCAACAAAAGCTAAAACGTCGGACCATGGTCGATCGGCGCGAATGCACATCGCGCCGCCCCGACGGCGTCTTTGCTTCCCGCCTGAGCGTCGGTTCGCTGCTCGCCCTTTAACTGCCGACCGCCTGCCTCCCGATTCGCCATTCGCCATCTTCCGCTCGCCGCTCGCCGTTCGCCGCCTCCGCGAGGGCGCCCCCATGACCGCGCGCCTGTCCGACGTCGCGCTGGCGATTTTCGTCGTGTGGCTGTTCTTCGAACTCGCAAAGAGGATGTGACGCCATGAGCGATTCCGCCGGCCTGCCCCCGCTCAAATGGGTCGCTTCGCCGAACTATTCGAACCGCGGCGCGCGCGTCGATCTCGTCGTCGTGCACGACACCGAAGGCGCCTACGCCGGCGCGATCGCCTGGTTCGCGCAAAAGCAGTCGCAGGTGAGCGCTCACTTCGTGCTGCGCGAGGACGGGGCCGAGGCGACGCAGATGGTCGATCTGGCCAAGAAGGCGTGGCACGTCTGCGCGTTCAATTCGCGCTCGGTAGGCCTGGAGATCGCCGGCAAGGAGAGCGTCGGCTACTCCGACGCCTGCTGGCTCGCTGCCGCGCGCGTCGTCGCCTACCTGCTGCACCATTTGCAGATTCCCTGCCGCTTCGCCGAGGCCGGCGTTGGACCGGGATATTGTCGCCACTTCGATCTCGGCGCGGCCGGCGGCAATCATGACGATCCGACCGTCGACGCGGCCAAGTGGTCGTGGTTCTGCGGCCTCGTCGCGGCCGAATACGCGCGCGGCGACCTGCCGGCGGTTTGGGGACTGCACGGCGAGGGCCGCGCGCCATGTTCGCTGACCCCGCCGGCAAGGGCCGCGCCCCCGACGGCGTCGTCGGGCCGCTGACGCTGGCGGCGATGAGCGCCGCCTGACCAATCGCCGCGCGGGGCTTTCCGACGATCCCCCTTCTTTCCCGCCCGGCCTTTCCCGTCGGGCGCAACCACGGAGCACGTAATGAAACTCACCGCAGACTTCTGGCGCCATCTCGGCATCGGCCTCGCCGGCGCGGTCGCGACGGCCGCGTTCGGCTTCCTGACGCACCAGGACTGGTCCGCGTTCGGCCCCTGGGCGGCGACGGTCCAGTTCGGCGTCCAGATGGCGGCCGAGGCGGTCAACCAGGCGCTCGCCAAGGCGTCGTGAAGCGCCGGCGGCTCGACTATGCGCTCGTCGCCGCGTTCGTAATCCTCCTCACGCTTTGCTCGGCGGCGCGGTTCGGTTGGCCCCCGCCGTAGCGGCGCCGCCGCGCATTGATTTTCGCGTGAACCCGCGCGCCGGCGGCTCCGGCGCGGCCCCCACAAGGAAACGACAGATGCTCAAGTCCCTCATCTTCGCCGCCGCTATCACGACGGCCGCTTCATTGCCGAGCTGTCAGCAGCAGGCGGCCAGCGACATCGCCGCCTTCAACACGGCGGTCAACAACGACCTGCCGACCGCCTGTGCGCTCATCGCCAGCGCCGACGCCGCGTTCCAGGCGGTCGCCGCAGCCGGAACCCTCAAGGCGGCGGTCGTCAACGAGGAAGCCGCGGCGATGGCGGGCGTCAAGACGATCTGCGCCAACCCGAGCGCGGTCAACGCCTCGACGGCGCTGATCACCCTCGCCGACGCCTACGCGGCGGTGATCGAGGCGGCCAAGGCGCAGTGACGCGCGCGACATGCTGAGCGCCGGGGCGTTCGCCCCGGCTGGCAATCAATCTGAGGGGAAATTTCCATGTCCCTGTTCTCGATCATCTTCAACGTCGTTGCCGGCATGGTCGCGCCGAATCAAGTCTCCACGGCCGCTGCCGCCGAGACGACGCTGTTCGACATCGGCAAACTGCCGATCACCGTCGGCGAGCTGATTGCAGGCATTCGCACCGCCGAGAACTTCCCGTTCGCCGACATCGAGAAAATCATTGGTGAACGACTCGCCAATTTCCAGGACGACGCCCTCGTGGCTGAAGACGTCGCCGGCGCGCTCGCTGCGGTCGGCGTGCCCTTCGCCGCCGACGCCGATCTAGCGATCATGGCTTTGGCGTGGATCGTCGCGCACGGCGCCACCGCGCCTTCGACGGCCTATCCGAGCATCGGCGCGCCACCCAACGGCGGAATCATCGGCGCCTTCCTCGACTCGCTTCGCGGCGTCGTGCGGCCGGTCGACAATCCCTCCGGCGCGATCGGCGGGTGA